AACAAAACCCTTTGAAGAACAGGTCAAGCAGGCTTTTGAACTGAGAAATTACTATAAACACGAAGCTCGCGTTGCTATGTCTGATAAGAAAACGGCTATGATGCTTGATGAAAAACGTCCTGCACCAACGTTTGAAAAGTTATTAAAGGATAAAATGAAGCGCAAGAACATGACAAAAGACGAAGCTTTAAAAGATATTTTAGAAACTGCGTCAAAAACAAATGACGAAGTAAACAAGAACTACGGCTTATAAAGGAGGGCTTGATATGACAAAATTTGATTATACGATTTTCAAGGATAATAGTCAAAGTGAGTTTAAAAAAGCTTGCAAACTGATCGAGCGTAGTTTTCCTGACGCAAAGAAAAATAAGCTGTTAATTGATGTTGACGGCTCTACGATTCAGACATATACAAAAGACGGTAAGGACATTGATGTATATGATGATTATGACGTTGGGGCTGTGTTCGTTAAATCAGAAATAGATCTTGATAATATTTTTTCTTGACCGCTCCGCTACGGCGAGGCGGTATTTTTATACCCAAAATCAGAAAGGACGGATAAATATGAATTTTGGACAGGCAATTGAAGAAGCAAAGAGAGGTAAGAAAATAGCAAGAAAAGGCTGGAACGGCAAAGGACAGTATGTTGAGCTTGCCACTAATGTTAGTTATAAATCCCCCAATGGTACTGTGACAAATGTAAACCATAAGGATATGGGCAATAAAGCATTAGCGTTTGTGGGAACTTCTGGCGTACAACTTGGCTGGCTTGCAAGTCAAGCAGATATGTTGTCGGAAGATTGGCAGACAATAGACTAATCAAACATCGGAACTAAGCACCTTAACGGGTGCTTTTTTCATACACAAATTTAAGAAAGCGAGGTCAGAAAATGGACGAGAAAAAGAAATTCCCTGATGAGGAGGAGAAGAAAACTCCCGACACTCACGAGGAGAAAAAGGACGAGCCAAAGGCTGAGGAAAAGCCTGCGGACAAGGCAGATGAGAATCCTGCTGACAAGGAACAGCCTGCGGTGGACGATAGTCAGGCTGACGAGAACGGTGAGGGTGCTGATAAGCCTGCGGAAGATAAGCAGGACAATGCTGAGAACGCACCTGACGAAAAAGACCAGGAGATACTCAGGCTCAAAACTCAGATAGCCGCTATGCAGCTTGGTATCAAGCCCGACTGTATCGAGGACGCCGTTGCGGTGGCTGAAAGCTATGTGAGAAACGGCAGTCAGCAGGATATCAACGCCGCCCTTTCTGCGGTTGTGAAGAAGTATCCAGATATGAAAGGCGAGGGCGGCAAAAAGTCCGACGGCAAAAAGCAGGGAGGCTTCAAGGTCGGTGCAGGATCTTCAGATATTGATGAAAAGAAGCCACAGAGCAAACCAACAGCGCAGAAACGCTGGAACAAATTCAAGTAAAAACAGGAGGAATGAATCATGCCAAATCTTAATTATGCAGAAGTATGGAACCCCGAACTCTTGGAGATAAGGATCCAGGAAACACTGTCAAGCCCGTTCATCACACAGAACGTTAGGTGGCTAGACGCAAAGACTTTCCACTTCACACAGATGTCAACATCAGGCTACAAGAGCCACAACAGAAACGGCGGCTGGAACACCGGTAAGTATGTTCAGACGGACGTGCCTTTCACTCTCACACACGACCGTGATGTTGAGTTTCTTGTGGATAAGGCTGATGTTGACGAAACGAACTCATCAGCGTCTATCAAGAATATCTCAGAGGTATTTGAGAAAACACAGTCCGCTCCCGAAACTGACGCTCTGTTCTTCTCAAAGACAGCTCAGAGAGCGGCAGGACTTGAGGGCTATCACTCATCAACAGCCGCTTCATCATACACAAAGGGTAACGTGTTCGACAAGCTCAAAGGCTTTCTTTCAGCAGGCAAGCTGAGAAGATACAAGTCTAACGGCTCGCTCATTATGTATGTGACTTCCACAATTATGGACCTGCTGGAGCAGTCTGACAAGTTCACACGAAAGATAGAAATGACACAGATCGCAGAGGGAGGACTTGGTCTTAGAACAAGAGTGACCGACATTGACGGTGTGCCTATCATGGAGGTCATTGATGATGAGCGTTTCTATGACCGCTTCAACTTTGACCCTGAGGACGGCGGCTTTGAGCCTTGCGCTGCAAGCTATGTAAAGACCGCTGATACTGATATCGTGAGCGGCAAGGAGTATTACACCGAATCAAGCGGTTCTTACACTAAGGTATCAGGCACACCGAGCAAGTCTGCACTTGATACATACTATGAAAAGGTCGCAGGCTCACACAAGATAAACGTGCTTATCGCAACACCTGAGACCACAAAGATAGTACCTAAGATCAACAGCATTTACAGCTTTGCTCCGGGCGGACACACAGAGGGTGACGGCTGGCTCTATCAGAACAGAGCGTTCTCAGATGTTTTCACTTTCCCAAACGGCAAGGACGGAAAGATAGACAGCATTTACGCTGACGTTGACACAGCAGAGTACAGCGAGTAAGGGGTGAGGGATATGTACCTCACCTCTACTGAGTTTTGCAATATCTGTCCTGAGTGTGATATCTCCGAAGAACAGTTCTCGGCTATTCGGCAAAGAGCTGAAAGCGATATCGACACGCTGACTTTCAACCGCATAACAGCAGAGGGCATTGACAGCTTCACAGACTTTCAGAGAGAGCGTATAAAGCGTTCCGCAGCCTTGCAGATGAAATTCATCTATGACAATTCGGAGCTGTTAGAAAGCCCTCTGAGCGCTTACAGCATAAGCGGAGTTTCAATGTCATTCGATAAGTCAAAGGTGGTATCTCTTGACGGCGTTATCACAACACGTCAGGTCTACAATGTGCTTATGCAGACAGGACTATGTTACAGGGGGCTGATGTGATGAAGTTTCCTCAGCTTGTACCTGAAAGGGTATGCAAAACACCCTGTAAGGTCTATCGAACGGACGGACTTAATCGTGACGGCTCAAAGAAGCAGACGGTCATATTTGAGGGCAAATGCTTTCACTCTGAGAAGTCAAGGCAGAAATTATCCGCAGAGAAACAGCTTATAACCTTGTCAGGCGAGGCTCTTTTCTGCGGAGATATCGCCCCTGATAACGCTGTTATAGAGGGCTATGCGGTCATAGGCGGCAGGACGTACAAGATATATGGCTCTGAGAAAGCCAAAGACCCTGACGGCAGGGTGAATTACACAAGATTGGAGCTGATATAGTGGGCATTGAAATAAAGCTTGATATGCAGGCGATAAAGGCTATCGAAGACGCCGCTGTGAAGTCCGCTGAGGTGGCTATGGAGCAGGTGAGGGCAGACCTTGTAAGTGCTCAGACAATGCCGTTCGATACAGGCGATATGCAGAATAATCAGACCTTTGTCCACGCTGACGAAAGCGGTGCAAGTCTTGTGACAGGCTCTCCGCAGGCAAGACGTTTGTACTATCACCCTGAGTATCATTTTCAGAAAGGCAATAACCCTAACGCAGGTGCGGCTTGGCTTGAACCATATATCACAGGCAGTAAAAAGGACCTTGCCAAGAATGAGTTTGTGGCAGAGTTCAAAAAGAGGACAGGCGTATGACTTTACTTAACATAGCGGATATGCTGAGCGATATCCTTGAATTGCAGGACGTGTATGCAGGCACTATTGACGGCAATCTTGACAAGTGCATAGGCGTGTACAACGCAAAGATCTCAAAGCCGCAGCGTATCTGCATAGGCGGAAAAGCCTGCACAAAAACACTTGAAAAACATATCTCGGTGCTTATTCATTGGACTGATACTCCCACGCAGGCAGAGATAAAGGCTCAAAGCGTTCTTGATATCCTATCCGATATACGTCAGCATAAGGGTGACGGATTTACGGTAAAGTATCTCGAATGCAAAGATCCTGTTTCTGTTGGCAGGGACGAGCGAGGCGTGTGTGAATATGTTATCGAGGCAACAGTATATTACGAAAGGAATGAATGAGTATGGCAAACACAACAGGAGTTTATCCCGTTTATGAAAACCAGTTCAAGATAGACAAGACAGGCAGTGACGGCTCGACAGAGAGCAATCTTGTGACTATTGCCGATATGGAGAGCTTTTCAGTATCCATTGACGGCAATATCGAGGAGTGGAAGCCTTTTGATCAGCAGGGGTGGACAAGACGTTTGCTCACTGGTAAGTCTATCACTATCAGTATCTCAGGCAAGAGAAACGTCGGTGACGCAGGCAATGACTACATTGAGAGCCTTGCACTCAAAACAGGTGCTGCGGCGACCACAACCCTTGTGTGGAACTTCCCAAGCGGAGCAAAGCTTGTTATCAAGGGCGTTGTCAGCGTAACAGAATGGGGCGGCGGAGATTCAACGGCAGTCGCACCGCTTGCGTTCGACTTTGCTTCCGACGGCAAGCCTGAGTTTACAGAGGCGACAGCGTAAGAGCACAGACAAAACAGGGGAGCGTTCAAAGCGCTCTCCTAATTTTATATATCAGAAAGGATAATAACTATGGCAAAGATGTATACACTCGACAGCAAGCTTCTTACAGGCACACCTGAGATAAGAGTAGGCGAAAAGGTCTACCCTGTGGACGACAGGCAGAAAACTGTCAAGAAGATACTTGACATCTGCGACAAGAACGCTGAAAAGAAAGACCTTGATATGATAGACGAGGTTTTCAAGCTTGCGTTTGCACCAAAGGACTACAAGGAAATAGAGGCAATGAATATGCCTTGGGCAGCATATCAGCAGCTTTTCACTCTTGTTATCTCAGCGGTAACAGGCGAGGACGCAGAAAAGACAGAGGCTCGATTTCCGCAGGAAAACGCAGAGTAAGCTTGAAGAAAGCTGGTACGATCTTGATTATGACCGAGAGCTTATCATACAATCCATTGCAAAGCAGTACAATATCCTGCCCTCAGAGCAGGAAAATCTGCATTACAGCGATTGGTACAGGCTCGTTGCAGGGCTTATGCACGATACGCCGCTGGGTCAGATAGTTCGTATCAGGAGCGAGGACAACAAGGATATCATAAAGAATTTCGACAGGTATGAAAAGCAGATACGCTCAGAATGGACGGCGTTCAGAAGTCAGAAAGCAAGAGAAACGTTCACAGAGCAGGACAAGCTTGAAACTGCGAGATACTTTGAAAGGCTGTTCAAGGGAATGTTCGGAAAGGCAGGTGATAAGTAATGGCAGACGGAGCAAGCGTTGGTGTTATATCTCTTGACCTTGTGATAAAAAACAAGGTGCAGGAGCAGCTTGACAAGATATCTGCAAGCATACAGAACGGCTTTTCAAAGCCAGTAGAGCAGGCAGAGAAAGCTGTTGAGAACGCTATGGATAAGACCACTAAAGCCATAGACGAGGGCTTTGGCAGTGCGTCGGAGATCGCTCAGAAGAGTATGCAGGAGGCTACTGCAAAGGTGGTGTCTGAAATTGATAAAGCCAATGAGCATATAAAAAACACCACCGACCAAATCGAAAACATCAAGCCTAAAGTTGTGCAGATACATTACAATCCTGAGTATGACCCTGCCAAAATAGAAGCTGAGGTTGATGATATTGCTCAGCAAATTACGGCAAAGGCTGACGAGGCGGCTAAAACAGCGACAGAGAGCTTTGGTGATTTTGAAATACCTGAAAGTGAATTTGAAAGGCTTAATCTCCAACTCGAAAATGCAACAGAAAAAATGAGCCTGTTGCAGGCTAAGTATAAAGAGCTTAACGGTCAGCTTGCTGATACAGATGATAGCGGAATTGATAAACTCATTGAAAAGCTGAATAGTGTAGAAGCTCAGATGATACGTCAACAGGCTGTTATCGACAAGACAAAAGCCAAGATAGGAGATCTAAGCAATGCACAAGCATTGGATACCGAAGCAATAGCAGCCACCGCTGTTGCAGAAGCAGAACAAGCAGCTAGCAGTGCGGCTGAAAAGCTGAGAACAGAAGCACTTTCGGCGGCAGCGAAAATATCAGAGGATTTTAAAACTGCTGCCGACCCATTGGAAAGGCTCAAGCAAAAGTTTGAGATAAACCAAAACGCTATTGAGCGAACAGAAGCTGAAATAATAAGATTACAGACTAAGTTGGCAACAACTGATGACGCAATGGAATCAGAAAAGTTGTCAAATAAAATCGAACAATTGAAAAGCCAATTGATAGGTCTGTATGATACGAGCGACAAATTAAGTGCAAAAATCAAAGAGAGCGGAAAAAGTTTCTCTGTGATATCTTCTGCGGTAAAAAGAGCGGCAAGCCTTGTAAAGACTACACTTGTAGGATCATTCAAAGCAATGAAGTCTGTTGGCTCAAAGGCTGTTGAAACTGTGAAAGCAAAGTTCAGCAAGCTCACAAGCGTTATACACGGCAGTTCAAAGCCATTGTCACGGCTGACAAACTCTCTCAAAAGGGCGGCAAAATCAGTGTTTCTAATGGCTGGTGCATATGCAATTTTCAGAGGCTTAAAGTCACTTGTATCAAACGCTGTTTCAGGCAACGAAGAATTTGCCAAGTCCTTAAACGAAATAAAAGCAAACCTCACCATAGCTTTCACACCGATAATGAACACAGTAATGCCGTATCTCAATACGCTTATGACGGGCGTAGCGACGGCGACAAAAACTGTGGCGGCGTTTATCTCTGAGCTTTTCGGCACCACCTATCAGAAGTCCTTGCAGGCGACAAAGCAGGCTCAGAAGTCAGCGGAGAAGATAAAGAAAACTCAGGACACTTACCTTGCAGACTTTGACGTTGTAAGAGTTGCACCGGATCAGAGCAAGTCCGATACAGACAGTTCAGAGGGCGGCATTGATTACTCAGCCATAAACGGCGACAACGTTCAGCTTCCTGATTGGGCGGAGCGTATGAAAGACGCCATTAAGTCGGGCGATTGGGCAGGAGTTGGCTCTCTTGTGGCTGAAAAGGTCAACGGAGCTTTCGCATACATCAACTGGGACGGTATTCAGAAAAAGCTGAATAGCTTTGTGGATAAGCTTACAGACGGTCTGAACAGCTTTATAAACGGCGTTGATTGGACAGGACTTGGTGACAGCTTCGGCGGAGGCATAAACACAATTTTTGGCGCAGGATACCGCTTTATGAAGAAGTTCGATTGGGCAGGCTTCGGCAAGGGTACGGCTAATTTTCTTAACGGCGGTATAAAGAAAACGAATTGGTCGCTTATCGGCAAGACCCTTGCTTCAAAATGGCAAGCTATCATCGACTATCTTTATTCGTTCGTTACCACCTTTGATTGGTCGGGCTTTGGCTCGTCCATAGGCACTTCTGTGAACGGCTGGTTTGATGAGATTGATTGGGGCAAGGCAGGAACGACTATCTCTGAGGGCGTGAAAGGTCTGCTTGATACGGCAATAAACTTCCTGCAAACTGTAAACTGGCAGGGCATAGGTGAAAAGCTGTGGACGTTCATTTCTACAATAGATTGGAGCGGCATTGCCACAAAGCTTTTCAAGGCGATAGGCTCAGCTATAGGCGGTGCGGTATCGGTGCTGTGGGGCTTTATCAAGGACGCTGTTTTTAGTATCCGTGACTACTTTACGGAGAAGATACAGGACTGTGGCGGTAATATCGTTGAGGGGCTTTTCACAGGTATCGTTGACGCTTTCAAGGGCATAGGCACTTGGCTTTATGACCATGTTCTTACACCATTTATTGAGGGCTTCAAGAACTGTTTTGGTATTCACAGCCCTAGTAAGGTCATGGCTGAAATGGGCGGATATATCATACAAGGTCTGTACAATGCCGTATCTGAGGGTATTGCAAAGATAAAGGAGATCTTCACAAAGCTTCTTAACGCTGTCAAGGGCGTTTTCAAAGGCATAGGCAAGTGGTTTAAAAAGACCTTTTCAGACGCTTTCGGAGGTGTAAAGACCATTCTCAATGGCATTATAATGTTCGTCAAGAGCATTTTCACAGGCAATTGGAAAAAGGCTTGGCAGGGTGTAAAGAAGATCTTCAAAGGCGTGTGGGATA